AATGGCAAAACGGTGATAGTACCAGTTCGCCTCTTGGCCTAGTACTTACCAGCTACAATAACGCAGAGTCGATTGTACTTAACCTGCATCCGCGTGATCTACATGAATTAGCTGAGGAGTTCTTAAAAGAAGCGGAGGCGTTTAGAATATGGAAAATTTGCCTAGATGCTAAACGTGCTGCCAGCGAAGATGAGGAGGTTGACGGTGAGTGACCAACCAAACGGATACGACCTGTCTCGCTTATGGTTCAATTTCGCCTTTGATAATCCTGAGAAGATAAGCCCTAACCATGCAGCTATTTACTTCTTCGCTATTGAGCACAGAAATAGATTAGGAGGCAAAGAGAAGTTTGGCTTTCCGACCATGATGGCGTGCGATGCAATAGGAATTAAGAAGGCATCAACATACATCAAGTACTTGAATGACTTGGTTGATTGGGGATTCATTATAATGATTGAGAAATCGACTAATCAATACTCTGCAAACATAATTTGCTTAACAAATGCTTTGCCAAAAAAGGGACAAGCAAGGGACAAAGCAACCATGAACCATAGGGATAAGCAAGGGGATAAGCAAACGGTAAGCAAGGGGATAAGCAAAGTACCTATAGATAAATCACTTAATCACTTAACCACTAACTCACTTAATCACTCAATCACTAAAACAAATGGTGGGTTCACACCACCCGACCTAAATGAGGCAAAGGATTACTTTTATTTAAGAGTCCATCAAGACAATCCTTTAATTGAAAAAAGAGAATGTGATTTAGAAGCTGAAAAATTTATGGATCATTATAAGTCTAATGGTTGGATGGTTGGTAGAAGCAAAATGAAAGATTGGAAAGCTACTACTCGAAATTGGATCAGGAATATTAAACAGTTTGCACCAGCGCAAGAGAATCAGCGCGGCAACACTTACGATCCGAGAGATATAGAAGCAAGATTTGGAAACTAAATAAAAGGAGATGAGCAATATTCAAAAGATAGAGACGATCAAAATGCACTTAGCTAAAATAGCAAAGGGATCAAAGCCAACTGAGTTAACAAAGTTTAACCCAGTTATTGAGGGCGTGCAACTTAGCGCAGCAATGAGAGCCGACCGAGCAATGACCGCAAGCATTCTAATTGCACACATTGAAAAACTCAACCGCTCAATCAAGACAAGCCGAGAGAATATCAGCGCACAAGATGTCTATGATTATGTTGATTGGATGACCGCTAAGTACTGGAATATTAAGATTGAAGAAATTATTTTGATCTTAACTGATATGCGTTTTAGTGGAAAGTATTACGGTGGGTTGGATCTAACCGACATCACAGAGCGGATTGACCAATATACTAATAGCGAAGCAAGGGCGGCTAAGATCGAAAAGCACCATCTAGCTTTCAAGCAAGCAGAGACAGATGAGAGGAGCCTAAAGGGAGTTGATTATGATGCTTACCGTACCAGAGTCAAGACTGAGAACGAAGCAAGGGATGAGAAGCGAGCAGGTCAGAAGCGGCTGACAGACGAGGAGTTGATCGAAAGATTTGTAGCCGGTGTGGCTTTACAGTTCGGCACCACACCAGAACAGATGCACAAGAAGTGCCGAGAGCGTGCCTGCACAGATGCGAGGGCATGTGCTCAACACTTCCAGAGGTCTGTGCTATGCTGGACACTGGAGCGGATTGGTAAGTATTGGGGTCAGGATCATAGTACGGTGGGACATGGTATCAAGAAGGCTATAGACCTTGGGCTTGTGCCTGGGTAATGCATAGTGTAAAACAAGTGCGATTTAACCATATAAAATTTAATAATATGACAGAACCAATTTTAATAAAAGCAGGTAGCGATAGACTAAAACTCGGATTAAATGAACAACCACCAAGTGTTGATTGTAGAGTAGTCGAGGAAAATAATTATCAAGCACTAAAGCGAGCATTTGATTTACACGTTGTTATAGCAAGTGCGGAATTTACAAAAGCAATAGAAAAAGCAATAGAAGATGGCGAAGACTTCTCTTATAATGCAGAGGGCGGGTATGAGTATTTTAACCAAATTACAGCAGTTGAAAATGTGCTAAAAGTTATTAAAGAGCATTTGCTATAACGACCTGTGTAAAATTTCGTTTTAATGAATTTTAAACATTGTTAGCGTTCATTTTTGAGCGTTGGCATTTAAAAACTAAAATTATGATGACATTAATTATTTTGATTGTATTGATTGCAATAGGCGGCTATTTAACTACTACATGGAACTATGAAGTATTAGGGGTTATTATGTGCTTAATATTTGGAATATCCCTATTGTTTCACGCTTTTGCTTGGGGACTTGTTTCGTATGAATATGGATTGTTTGTAGCAAAAAGAAATGCTTTTGAACAAACGCTAAATTTAGCAAGAGAAAGCGGTAACGAATACGAAACCGCTGCAATAGTAAAAGAGGTGGCACAATGGAATGTTAAACTAGCAGAAGCCAAATATGATAATAAAACTCTATGTTTTGACCAATACATTGACGATAGAGTTGAGTTTTTAGAACTGATTAAGTGAGTGTTGGCAAATGAACGCTAACGCTGAACTATGCCCCGTTTTAATGGGGCTATAGTGAGTGTTAGATTTAACTACTAAGAAATGAAACTGGACTTATCAAGAGAGTACGACATTAACAGAGGCAAGACCTACCTCAAGAAGCTGATCAAGTCAGGAGCTAGGATTGAGTTGAAAAAGTACCAGGAGCGCAGGACGATACAGCAGAACAGCTATTTTCATTTATCATGTAAGATACTTAGTGACTACTCAGGCTATACAGTGCCAGAGATGAAGATCATAATTAAGGACCAGCTTGAGTTCATGGTCTATGAGAAGAAGGGTCACAGGTTCTACAAGAGCACTAGCGACCTAACGAAGGAGGAGTTCAGCGAGTTGATCGAGTTCGTGAGGGGATTCGGTGAAACGCATGGTTGCTATATTCCTTCACCAGAGGAGTATATTACTAGCCAGTTCGAGATTGAAAGAGAACTACAGATATAAACGAAAACACGATGCACAGATTTAAGTATGAATGGACTTTAAAGGATGCCAACTTTACTAAGGATAAAGGCACAGTATTTAGCTGCTTTGCTTGTGGTGGTGGTTCAACAATGGGCTACAAGTTGGCTGGATTCGATGTACTAGGATGCAATGAGATTGACCCGAAGATGATGGAAGCCTACAAGGTAAACCACGACCCGAAGTATAGCTACTTAGAACCTATCCAGACCTTCAAGCTCCGAAAGGATTTACCCAAAGAACTGTACAACCTGGATATACTAGACGGTTCTCCGCCTTGTAGTAGTTTTTCAATGGCCGGAAACCGTGAAAAGGATTGGGGAAAGGAAAAGAAATTCAGAGAGGGCCAAGCCGAGCAGGTACTTGATAATCTATTCTTTGACTTCATAGACCTAGCAAAGGAGCTACAGCCTAAAGTGGTAATAGCTGAGAATGTTACTGGATTAATGCTAGGGAATGCAAAAGATTACGTGAGAAAAATATATACTGATTTAAAAGCTGCTGGATATCAACTAAGGATTGAACCTTATTTACTTGATGCCTCAGAGATGGGGGTTCCACAAAAGCGCAGACGTGTATTTTTCATAGCATTAAGGAACGATTTAGCGGATCAATTTATGAAACAAGTGGATATGTTTCAACAGGCACCAAAGCTAGAGCTGAAATTTAAGGAACCTGGTATAAAATATGGGGAGTTCCGGGATGAGGTAGGAAAAGATCAAGGAATAACTGAATATATTTTAGAACGAATGAATCAAAGAATCCCTTCTGACAAATCAATTGGGGATATCAATATGAGGGTATACGATAAAGTGAGTATGTTCAATCAGATGATTTTATTTGATAATGAGATAATGCCTACTATAACCAGTGGAGCTACTATGTATCGTAATTATGACGTGAAAACAGCAACCGATAAAGATTATATACTGGGGGGGTCATACCCATTAGATTATAATTTCGATAACAACCCAGTCCAATATCTGGTTGGGATGTCAGTCCCTCCTATTATGACCGCACAAGTAGCCACTGAGGTATATGATCAATGGCTGAGTAAGATTATCCAAAATTAATTGTATCTTTGGACTTAACAATAAGGGTATTGCCGTGAGGGCTGTGATACCTTTAACAGAAACCAAAAGTTTCAAAGCCGATTAGCCCTCACTAGTCGGCTTTTTTTATGGGTTTTTTTATGCGTCCATTGACACGATTCGGAAAGCCTATACCATGACCAAGAATGAATCACGGGTCAAGTCCAAGTGCAAGGGAGATGGACGAATGGTAAGCCAAGCTGACGCGTGAGGCTTTAATGCTCCCAGATTGAACCACTGTTGTCAGTTTGTAGGTTCATGTTCTAGATAGGCTCAGTCCGACCGACAAGCAAGCTAGACGCACTAGACTCTTAACATGGGTTTAGTGTGTTCTATCAGGTCTAATCCTCTCTCTAAGCAGTACTACTAAAGGGTAATATTAAAATAATCGGTAAATTGCATTATCTTTATTAAGACAACAGCGAATAAATCAGCGAACTATCAAGGATGCCAAATCCAGAGAACATAGAGCCACACCAATTTAAGAAGGGTCAGAGCGGTAATCCTGCTGGTAGACCCAAAAAAATACCTGAGTTAAACAAGCTATTAGCGGAGGTGCTAGGGGATAATAAAGATGGCGTTACGGCTATGCAAAAGATCATCGAGGCGTTGGAGAGGAAAGCCAAGGCAGGCGATGTAAGAGCAGCAGAGGTATTACTTAACAGAGCATATGGACAACCTAACCAAGATATCACAGTGCGACAGGAGCAGCCGCTATACCCACCACTCACAGATATACCAGAGCCAGAGTAAATGAGCGATCCAAGAATAGACTTTATTGAAACATTAATCACCTGTTTAAGTGTCCTTGCTTTATTATGGGCGATACTATCATTTATAGTTTGGTAGTATGGCACACGTCCAGACTATCGCTATCCAGAAGCTACGAAGGCTACAGAAGCGTAAGCGGGTAATCCAAGGCGGCACATGGGCTGGTAAGACTGAGGCTATCATAGGGCTGAATATCAACAGGATGGTTCATTCTCCTAACATGGATATGACGGTGGTCGCAGAGACAGTCCCAGCTTTGAAGGGTGGAGCCTTGAAGATATTCAAGAACATCATGAATGATTCAGGGCGATGGATAGATGCTAACTACAATGCTACTGATAGGCTCTACAAGTTCGCTAGTGGCTCGCAAATCAATTTTGCATCCTTCGATTCAATAGGCAAAGCAAAGGCAGCAGGTAAGCGGACGCACTTATTCATCAATGAAGCTCAGTATATCCCTTTCAATATAGCATACGAGCTGATGGTAAGGTCTAACTATACATGGATCGACTACAATCCTAACCATCCCTTCTGGGTACATGAGGAGTTGATAGGAGAAGCGGACACAGACTTTCTAATCTTAACCTACAAGGACAATGAAACAACACCTGATTTTAAGATAGTAGAGTTTGAGCGCAATAGAGAACGGGCCAAGACTTCCAGCTATTGGGAGAACTGGTGCAGGGTCTATATTGATGGAGAGATAGGCAGCCTAGAGGGTGTAGTATTCAGCGATTGGACAGTAACTAACGAGGTGCCAGCTACCGGGCTAATCGGTTACGGAATGGACTTTGGCTACACCAATGATCCTACCACTATGATAGCTTGTTATGTAGTGGATGGGGTGAGGATATTCGATGAGGTCATCTATCAAAGAGGACTAGCGACCTCAGAACTAGCTAGGCTCATGAAGGCCAAGGCTGATCCGTATGTCTACACTATTGCAGACTCAGCCAGCCCACAATCAATTGACGAGCTAAGGAGCTACGGGATAAAGATCACAGGAGCTAAGAAGGGACCAGATAGCATAGCTAAGGGAATTAGTATATTACAAGAGCAGCCATTTAAGGTGACGGCACGAAGCACTAACATGATCAAGGAGCTGAGGGAATACAATTGGGACACTGACCGAGAGGGTAAGCGGATCAATAAGCCGGTAGGAGTCAATGATCATGGAATTGACAGCATGCGTTATCTGGCAATGGATAAGCTGGTAGTGACGGGCAGAGTAGGACTGAATATAACGAGATCAAATTATAGTAGATAACGAATGGCTGTATGTGGCGTGGCTTTTCGCCATGACATATAAAGCGTGTTAGGCATCTGTATTTTATTAATTTTTTAGGGAGGGATTTTATTTTTTACCCTAAAATTAGGATTACGTTATATTTACCCGCATATTTGGGTATTATTAATTTAAACTATAAAATTATGACACGATTACAGAGATTAGAAAACAACGGATGGAAGATTATAAGTTATATGAGTGGGAATGGTTGTCAAGCAACTAAAAATAACGGATTAACCAAAATAGTGGGGACAAGCATTACACATTTACACAGACGAATATTCGGTTACTAATGGGGTTAAAAAATAAATATAAAATCCAATCAATTGATAATTTCATAGCACTTGATTGGATTTTAAAAAAACACTACGCAAAAAGAACCCCAATTATGAGATATACATTTGGGTTATATGATAATGACAGAACATTATGCGGTGTTTGTGTTTTTTCTCCTGCACCTTCACGATTTTGGAATAATGGAGGGCACTTATTTAATAAAAAACATATAATATCTGTTTACGAATTAAGTAGGTTGATATTAAATGATAATCACGAGAAAAACTTAACATCATTTTTTGTTGGCGGATGTTTAAAATTAATACCAAAACCAAATGTAGTGATTAGTTATGCGGATAAAAATCAAAATCATTCAGGATATATTTATCAAGCAACTAATTTTATTTACACAGGAGAAGCAGAACCAAAAAACAAATCATTTGATTTTATTATTTATGGTAAAAAATATCACGGAAGAAATATGAATATCGAGTTTACAAAAAAACTATTAGGTAAAAATTATAATAACGATATACCTTGGAAACAAAATATTTTAGATGTTGGTGGTGAGATAATAAAACAACTACCTAAACACAGATATATTTTCATAAATAGTAAAAATAAAAAACAATTAATTGAAGATATGATTTATAATACGTGCGATTATCCAAAACAGGAGAATCAAAATTATGATACGAGTTTTAACCCAATTCAACAAAATACATTATTCTAATGATTAACTGGCTTATAGAAAATAGGAAGTTTTTAAAAATACGAGCAATTGAGCAAGAACTTAAAATGCCTGATAGCACATTAACTAAACATATTAATGGTAGTCAAAAAATGGCTAATAAGTGGATAGAACCATTGAATAAATTTTTAATGGTTTTGCAAAAACCACAGAGCGTTGTCAAAAATTAATAAAATATTGTGCCTAACGAATAGCTATGCACAGCGAGGTACGAGTGGTGCTATAGCGGAGGTTATATGATAAACGAATAAATATGGAAGGCTACAAGCTAGGTAAGACGAGTATCAAGGTTCCAAGCGGCTGGCATGAGATTAACTTCAATAAGGCTATGGATATACTCGATGGTGAATTGAACGCAGTAGAGACGCTCGCTGTGCTTACAGACAAGACACCAGAGGAGATACGCAGGGCAACAGACCTTGATACGATATTCTACTTCACTAATACCTTCCTTTATCTCCAGCAGCTACCAGGTCATGACTTCCCTCGGTCCATTCAAATGGGTCCAGACTTGGTTAAATTCCCCGCACCTATTGACCTTGGCAACGCTGAGGTAGGACAGGTCGAGGATATGCAGAGTATCATCATGAAGATGAATAAAGACTTTACAAGTGAGACAGCTAGAGAGCTTACCGAATTAGAGCTGATTAAGATCATGCCACATATTGCAGCAGTCTACATTCAGAAGCTATTAGACGGAGAGTATGACGGACAGACAGCACAGGACATGGTGCCAAGGATTAAAGAGGAAGTTAGTTTTAAGGCTATCACTGGTATTGGTTATTTTTTTTTGAGCAGATTAAC